AGGTATCTTTCTTTATATTGATGGCAAATATGAGTTACAGATAGAAGATACAGGAACATCTACATTTAGTATCACAGATGACCATATTATAGCTGATGCTGGTATATCAGTTGATTATGGTAATAAAGATAAAAAGGCTAACAAGGTTGTCATTGAATTCTTTAACGCTAATAAGAAATATGAATTAGATACAGCTACAGTTTTACATGACGCATCACCTGAGTATTATTCAGATGATGATGAAGTATTGGAAATCAAGGCTGAATTCCCCTACGTTACAGACCCATACATTGCTTACAATATGGGTAAGGCTATTTTAACTAGAAGTAGAAAACAGACCACTATGCAGTTCTTAGGAACTCCTGAGATGTATAAACTTAATGTTGGTGATATTGTTGATCTTACTTACTTGCCTTTAAGTTTTAATGTAAAAATTTGTAGGGTAGAAGCATTGGAACTACAGGCAAATGGACTTGTATCAGTTAGCCTAATTGAATACTTTGATGTTTATACATGGGAAGTACCAGCTCAAGAGCCAGTAGAAATAATAGCTCACCCACCAAGCATAGGTGCTTTACATCCACCTGAAGCAAGCAGCATTGTATTCACAGACACAGATGCTTCATCAATCAATAGACCTACTTTAACTTGGGATGAACCTACTGATTTTCCTGTAAGGCAATATAGGGTAGATGTAGTTGATACAGCAAATCCGCCAGTACAAGTATTCAGCAAACTAGTTGACACAAATAGTGTAGATTTAAGTTTTCTTGCTGTAGGTAATTACAATGCAAATATAACTTCTTTTAATGGAGTTGGTATTGAGTCTAATGCTGTTGTAAAGCCGTTTACCATTGGTAACCCACCAACAGCTACAGAAGATATACAAGATGATGCTGTTATTACAGACAAGATAACAGACGATGCGATTACAACACCTAAGATACTAGATGGTAATGTTACTGATGCAAAGATCAACTCTTTAACAGCAAACAAAATTACAGCAGGAACTATTGATGCTTCAGTTATTACTGTTACTAACCTAGATGCAGATAATATAACTTCAGGAACTATTGGTGCAGATAAAATCACTGTTACTGATTTAGCTGCTATAAATAGCAATTTAGGCGATATTGATGCAGGTAGTTTAAACATAGGTTCAGGTGCTTTTGTTGTAACTACAGCAGGTGCTATGACTGCTACAAGTGCAAACGTAACTGGTTCTATTACAGCTACTTCTTTAAATGTTACTAATGCTAGTGTCACAGGAACACTTGATGCCAGTGTGATTACAGTTAATGGACAAGATTTGTCTTCATTAGTTGCTTATGGAACAACAACTGGGCAAGATGGAAACTTTTTTAAAATTAATAACCAGCTTGATTTAGAAGGCAAGTTTTATTGGAATGCAGGTGGCAATACTAATTATTTTTACCTAGGAAATGGTGATGAAGATGATGTTAGTTTATACATAACATCTTCGGCAAGTAATGCAATAGTTTTGGGTGATCAAGCCAATGCTTTAGGAAGTTTTAAAATTCGTTATGGTAATGATGTTAATGCTTCATACAATGATAGTTTTATTGAGCTTGATGGAGATTGGACAACAGGTCATGTAAGCACAGGAACACCCGAAACAACTTATACAATAAGTGGTGAAACTACCATTACAAATTCTACTGTTGGTATAAAAGCAAAAACAACTACCCCTCTTAAATTATATTTTTCAAGCGATGTAAATCAGAACGATTTATCAAGAGTTGAATTATCTAAAACTACAATTGCAGGCTCTACAACAACCCCTATAGTTGAGGTAACACAAGGTTCAGCACCTTCTACTACAACTAACAAGCTTTATAACATAGGCGGTTCTTTATACTGGAATGGTGCAGTAGTAGATACAGGTGCAGGAGATATCACAGGCGTAACTATAAATACATCAGGTGGCAGCCTTACAGGTGGTGCTTCTTTTTCTTCAGGCGATGCCACATTTACACTAGATATAGGAACTACAGTAAGAGGTTCTAAAACATTTGAAGATGATGTTACTTTTGAATCTAATGTTGTAATAGAAGGCAACCTAGATGTGCAAGGCACAACCACAACCATAGACACAGCTAACCTAGACGTTAAAGATAAAAACATTACTCTTAACTATGGCACTGGTGATACATCACCAAATGCTAATGGTGCAGGTATTACTATTCAAGATGCTGTAAGTGCTACCCAAGATGCTACCTTAACTTGGAATACATCTAACGATAGTTTTAACTTTTCGCATCCTTTAAATGTAACAGGTGCTATAGGTTCAGGTGCTATTACAAGTACAGGAGTTATTAAGTCATCAAATGGAACTTTATTATTAGAGCAAAATACAGGTAAAAGACCAAAGATTGAGTTCCATGAAAATACTGATGGAACAGCAGAAGCCATTTTAGAATACAATGGAACTGGAAGTGGTGCAGGTAATTATGTAGCTTTTTATAGTGGAAATTCAGGTTGGACTACTATTGGAAATGGATTAAATTTTATACCTTCTAATGGTAGGGTTGGCATAGGCCTAACAAATCCAAGTGAAAAGCTATCAGTTGCAGGAAATATATCAGTCACAGGCACAGTTGATGGTAGAGATATAGCCACTGATGGTGATAAACTTGATAACATAGAAGCATATGCAACTACAGATCAAACTCAAGCTGAAATAAATGCACTGGGTATAACTGCCATAGGCTTATCAGGCACTCCAAATATAACTGTTGGCACTATTAATTCAGGTGCAATCACAAGCACAACCGCCATAACAGCAAATTATGGTGCAAATGTAATTCAATTAGGAACAGATGGTAATATAGAAATCACTAGAACAAGTGGTGGTGCTTATATAGATTTTAAAGATAGCACTAGTGAAGATTATGACCAAAGAATACAAGCCACCTCTACAGGACACAGTTTTTCAGGGACTATCAGTAGTGGTTCGCAAACAATAACTTCTGATGCTTACACAAAAATTTATTCAAGCACTAATGGCAGTTCTACAGGATTAAGGTTTAGTGACCATGCAGGTGGCAGTTATGCACAATATGGTGATATTAGATATTATCATGCAGATGGTAGCTCTTATGGATCAGGCAATGCTTTTGTATTTACCAGTAGTGAATCTACCACAACTATTCTTGCAGATGGTAAGTTAATGTTTAAAGAAGGTTTGTATGTTAAACCTTTAATCGGAACAGGAGCAGGAACACAAATTATAGACCCCTCTCGTAATGTTATTCCTTATCAAATTAAAGGCTCAGGTGGTGATGATACTCCCGCAGGAACGCAATTTAGCAATGTTATAAAAGCACAAGGCACAAATAGAACTATATATTTTGATGGTGCTAATAATAGTGTAAGCACTTGGTATGGTGTTGGAAATAATCCATACGCAGCTATTGATTGCACAGATGGTGTTCTTGATATTTGGGTTAATGATAGTGGAGGAACTTGGAAAAATGTTATTGACTTTAGTAATACAGGTGCAAATTTAGCAGGTGAGCTAAGTATTACTACAGCTAATAATAACTATTTAAGAATAACTGGTAATGGTGCTTATGAAGCCATGACTAGGTATAAAAATAGCACTGCAAATTACTGGTACACAGGAATAAGAACTAGTAATGGGATAGCATCAAATCTTGATTATCATGTCTATTCAACTGCACTTGGTGATGATGCTTTTGCTTCAACTACTTCAGGGGATTTCGTTGCAAAAAGAAATTTAAATACAAAAACAGGTGATATCCAAATAAATGGTCAAACAGTTATATCAGCTGCAAGAAATATTACAGCAGGTACTATCTCTAGTAGTGGTGATATAACTTTAAATGGTGCTAACTATGATTTAATTTTCACAGATAAAAGTTCTGTTATCAAATTCGGTTCTGCAGGTACAAACACAACTTGGTCTGCACCTAAGATATGGAGAACATCATCAAATTACATAGCTATTTCAGATTATTCTGGTGTAGAACTAGGTGGATATAATGGAACAGCTTATGGTGCAAGACTAAGAGTAGAGGGCAATGGAGATGTAAATATAATTGAAGGTGGTTTAGAAATAAATGGTCAAACAGTTATATCAGCTGCAAGAAATATTACAGCAGGTACTATAAACTCAGGTGCTATAGATGTAACAGGAACAGTTACAAGTGATGGTTTGACTGTTGATGGTACTTCTATTTTAGATAGCGAAACAAACTTTTTACCAAACTCTACGGCAAGTAATAAATCACTGGTTCTTGCTTCGTCAGGAGCAACTGGAGGTAGTGGACAGTATGGTGCTTCACTAGCTTTTAGTAGGATTAATACAGACAGTCCAAGAGCAGCTATTACAGCAGTAAATACTGATGGTAATTTTGAAAGAATGGGATTGTCTTTTTGGACACATCCAGCTAACACAGTTGGAAACATGCTAGAAAGATTAAGAATTGACCATGGCGGAGACATCGCCTTTTATAACAATACAGGCACATCACAAAACCTAAAATGGGATGCAAGTGCTGATACCTTAAACTTTGTTGATAATGCGAAGGCTACATTTGGCACAGGCTCAGATTTACAAATCTACCATGATGGTACGCATAGTTACATCAAAGAAGCAGGAACTGGCAACCTGCACATCCTTGCAAGTGACCTCCGCATAAGAAATGCCGCAGGTAATGAGGATATGCTACAGGTCAATCAAAATGGTAACGTTAAAATATCATACGATGGGGCAACCAAACTAGCCACAACCTCCACAGGAATTGACGTAACAGGAACAGTTACAAGTGATGGTTTGACTGTTGATGGTGCTTCTACCTTTAATACTTCATCTACACTTTTTGCAAACCTTAATTATTCAGGAGCTAATTTAGGTAAATTTTCAACAGATGGTATTAATGTAAACATTGAAGCTACTTCTAACTTGCTTTTCAAAGTTAATAGTGCAACAAGAGCTAAGTTTGATGGAAATGGAGACATATATTTCTACGAAGACACTGGAACTACAGCTAAGTTATTCTGGGATGCAAGTGATGAATCGCTTGGAATTGGTACGACTAGTCCTGCAGCACCCTTAGCTATTAAATCTAGTTCTGTTAGTTCTTCAAATTCTGGAATGTTAATTCAAGCAAATAGCAATACAAACACAATTATTTCTATGGGAGAAAAATCTACGGATGGTGGTAGATTTCATATGTATGATGGTGGTGTAGAAAAAATTGCTTTTTATACAGACGGAACAGCGAACCATATTAGTGCAGGAAAAGTTGGAATTGGAACTGATTCGCCAATATCTAAATTTCAGGTTGATTCTTCAACATTCCCTCAAATAAGAATAAACGAAACAACAAATGGAGGAGAATCAGGTATTAGATTTCGTTCAACGAATGGGGTTAATGTTGATTTTCATGGAGATATTTTTATAGACGGAACAGGAAGCGAAGCTGGAAGAATGGGCTTCCGAGTACCTTATAATGGTTCTGAAAAAATGACTATACTTTCTAGTGGCAACGTTGGAATTGGGACTGATTCGCCAAGTTCAAAACTTGTTGTTTCAGATAGTGGCGGTGCTGGACTTGAATTTATACCACAAACAAGCAACGACAGAACAACATTGCTTTCATACGATAGAAATTCTAACACTTATCAAACAGTAGACTTTGATGGTTCAGATATACATTTCAATGTTGCGGGAAGTGAGAAAGCTAGAATAGCCTCATCAGGAAAAGTTGGTATAGGGACTGATTCGCCAAGCGTACCTTTACACATAGAAACATTATCTACAAGCGGTACAGGTACTCCTACAGAAGTATTAAGACTGCAAGTAACAGAAGCTCCTGAAATAAGCGACCTTGTTGCAGGCGATGGTACTAAGCTTTCTTTTTATGTGCCTGAAGGCAATCAAACAACACAAGAGGGTGCTGCTATTGCTGCACTTAGAGAAAGTTCGTCTGATGTTAATGCTGCAACTTCTTTGGCATTTTATACAGCAGGAGATGATTCATCAGTTTCAAGGGCAATGACTGTTGACTCATCAGGTAATCTGCTTGTGGGAACTACTGATCAAAATGTTACAAATAATAGTGGCGGTGCAACACAGGCAGGAATAAACATTGGTGTAGCAGGTATTAAAGGTTATATAGCTGCTGCTCGTTATCGAGGAGCTCCATTAGCACTTAATCGTTTAGATAATGATGGTGACATTGCTGTATTCACTAAAAATGGCTCAACAGTTGGAAGTATTGGTACTAATTCAAATACAATTTATATTGATGGTTCAGCAGCTAATACAGGATTACAACTTGCAGGTTCAGCTATAGCACCAAGAGATGCAGGTGCTTTAAATGATGGCGGTGTTGACTTAGGTTTATCTTCTTACCGCTTCAAAGACCTCTACCTTTCAGGAACAGCTAATGTTAATTCTATAAACAGTGTTAGTAGCATTACTGCTGGCCAAACCTTAAATGTTAATGCAGCTAGTGCAAGTGATACTAGAATAGAGGTTGGTGCAGGAACTACAGCCAATCATTATGCTTATATAGATTTGGTTACCGATACTACATATACAGATTATGGTTTAAGAATCTTACGAGATAATGGTGGTGCAAATGCTTCTTCAACTATTGGTCATAGAGGAACAGGTAATCTAAATATAATTGCTTATGAGTCTGCTTCTATACGTTTTAACACAAATGGTTCAAATGCACTTACAATTAATTCATCACAAAACGCTACTTTTGCAGGTAATATAATAAAATCAGGCGGTACTGATGCTCAATTCCTAAAAGCAGATGGTAGCGTTCAATCAACAAGTGCATCTTCACCGCAAGGAACTTTAATTCCTTTCAATGAGACTTCAGAAGAAATATCTTTTTTAATAAATGTTTCGCATTTAGATGGACTTATAACTGGCTCACAAACAGCTACTTTAGACTTGTCAACTGGTGAAATAGAAATATCTAGTCAAGGCGAATTAAATATAAAAGCAAATTCTATTGAAGCAAATAAGATAGCTTCAAACACAATTACTGCTAATGAAATAGCATCAGGAACTATAACAGCTTCAGAGATAGCATCTAGCACCATAACTGGAACACAGATTAATACTGATTTATTAAATGTTAAGAGTTTTGACAACGTAAGTTCAACTATTGTTAGTCATGTAACAGCAGGAACAAAGTTTCCTTTAGCAAAAGAGGGTCAAGCATACGTCCAAAGATCAGGTACTTATACAGGCTCTAATGCATCATTCGTGCCAGTAACAATAACGCAAGTTAGAGATAATGCAGGTTACGTTGCTATTTTTTCAGGAGTTCTTGGTAATGTTAGTGGTGGTAGGGTTCAATATTCCTTAAATAACTCAACATGGGTTAATGCTAATGGTAATACCAATATATATTGGAATGCAGGAACTTACAGGGGTTACACTTATGTTTATACTGGTCAAATAACAACTTTAAGTTCCCAACAATCAACTGTATATTGGAGAGTGTATTTCTCAGGCTCATACAATCATACTCAACTTTCACTTAACGTAATGATGGATAACACAAGATAATGAATACTTTTACTATATACAATTTAGAGTCAGGAGAAATTTTGTACTCTACCACAACTGATACACCAATAGACGCAATAGGCATACAAGATGGCGAAGGAATTATTACAGGAAACTATCAATCTAATGAACATATTATTGTTGATGGTAAGGCTGTTATAAGAACAGATAATGTATTAGAAATATTGCGAGCTAATAGAGATTCATTATTAGCAGAATCAGACTGGACACAAATGAATGATAGTCCCTTATCGACTAGTAAAAAACAAGAGTGGGCAACCTACAGGCAAGACTTAAGAAATTTGCCTAATAATAATGTAAATATAACATCAATAGATGATATTATATTTCCTAATAAACCTATATAAAAGGAGAATAAAATGGCAATTTCATTAACAAGAACAGTACAAAGGGTAGAAACATATCCAGCACAACCAGCTGAAGAGGGACAAGAAACTTTCCCAACACTAATGGTGGTGTATAACGATTTGTTTGATGACCCAAAAGATGACCAGTTACCAGTAACTGCTACTAAGGTTTTGCATTTCAGCAAAGGTGATGATGTTTCTAAAGAAGATCAATTAGTACAGACTATTGCAACTGCACTATGGTCATAGGCTTAAATTTATATATAATAAAATTAACTAACTTAAAAACATATAGGAGAGATATATGAGTAACGAGAATGAAGTAAAAAACGATGTAATCATTAGCTTTAATGGCATAGACTTTAAAGCAGAAGATTTAAACGAAGATCAGGCAAATATAGCTGGCAAATTAAATGTAGCTCAAAGAGAGTTACAAGAACTACAATCTGCTTATGAAAGATATGTAATTCTTGCTGATTATAGAGAGCTACAGGTCAAAGCATTTTCTGAAACTGTAGAAGAGGAAGCAGAGGAAGTAACAGAGGAATAATAATGGCAGAACGTAAGACAATTGCATCAGTGGCATCAGACTTGGAAAAGCATGATGCAATATGTCAAGAGCGTTGGAAAACCATCTATCGCAAAACAGATGATTTGCAAAACTCAGTCAATAGCACAAAGGCTTGGCTGGTTGGTGGTCTTACCACAATAGTGGTTGCATTATTTACCTTAATAGTAAAAGGCCTATTTTGAGTATTACCAAAATTGCTGAAGTAGCAAACAACGTCTTGGATAAATTTGTCCAAGATAAAGATTTAAAAGAACAATTATCACATGACTTACAAAAAGAACTTATATCGCTTGATAAAGCACAAATTAGCCTTAATGCTGAAGAAGCGAAGAACGGGAACTGGTTTGTATCGTCATGGAGACCCTGCATTGGATATGTTTGTGGGTTTAGCCTTTGCACTCATTACATTATCCTGCCTATCGCAACTTGGATAGCTGTAGTCAATGGAGCAGATTTAAAACTTGAAGCTCTTGAGTTTGATTTTTCACAACTTACAACAATACTTCTATCGCTACTGGGTATGTCATCACTTAGAACCGCAGAGAAGTTCAAAGGAGTTCATAGCAAATAATATGTACGATAAAGTAAAAGAAATGCTTATAAGGCATGAAGGGGTTATGTGTACCTTGTATGACGATACAGCAGAGCCACCTAGAAAAACTATTGGCGTGGGTAGAAATTTGACTGACAGAGGTATCACAGAAGATGAAGCCATGTACATGCTTGATAATGATATCAAAAGAGTTATGAATCAATTAGATGAATACTGGACTGTTTGGCGTAGCTTTCCTGAAAAGGGTCAAATGGTTTGCCTTGATATGTGTTTTCAAATGGGTATACAAGGATTCATGGGTTTTAGAAGAACAAGAGCCTTGATGGAAATGGGTATGTGGTTGGAAGCATCAGAAGAGTTGCTAGACAGCAAATATGCTATACAAACTGCAAACAGGGCAAATTACAATTCACGACAACTTGCACTATGTGGCAAAGATGGCAAAGACATCGGAAGATCATCAAAGTAATTCAAGACTTGGTGCTTTAGGCGAATCCTTAGTACAAACATTCCTGTTGGAATATGCAGACT